CGGCCTGTTGGCGTAACCCCCGCCGATGTCGGCGTATGTCAGCCTCGTGGGATCTCGATTCATAAAGATATTCCAAGCCCTCTTGGCTCTTTCCATCAGTCCCATTTTGATTTGTTACCTCGTATTTTTGTTTAGTCCAATATGTCGATATCGATAAGGAAATCTCTTCCGGCCTTTGTGTCATTATACCCAAGATCGCGAAGAATAGCGCTAGTAATCCGGGCATCACGTTCGGCATTATATTTTATTCTCGTTTTAGAATCTTTGTAAAAAGCTTCTCCGAGCCGCTTTTGTTCAGAGCGACTCCAATCTAGAGCATCTTTGAACCTCTTGCTTACTGGTTTTGAATAGTACCAATTACCCGACTTTTTCTCGATTTCTTTTTGGAGTTTTACATATTGATCTACGTTTTCAGGATCAATCTGTTTTTCTATATCCCCTCGAGAACTTTGATACTTCTTTTTGCCAGCAGACGTGAGTGTTCCATCCTTCTTCTGGAATCTTCGAACGCCCCATTTCATGCCTTTAACGCCATAATGCCAAAGTTCGTATTCGGCCATTTGCTCCCCTCCCATCCATTTTGTGCAATAAAAAAAGAGCCTCTGCAAAAGCAGGGCTCAAATGCTTCAATCTAAGCTATCCGTCAAGGCAGACGATACTTCAATCTCTTTTCAATGGATTCAAACCATTTCTCAAGATCATATGTGACATTCATGCTGCACACTTTCTTTGTTTTCTTGTCGACGGCATAATAAGGATCGAACTCGCCTTCTTCGTCGTCTGGATCTTCAACCGCTGCTATAAAATAATGTCTTCGGTCGTAATCCGTAACCATAGTGACTGTCAATTCAGGCATCTCTTTTTCGAAAATAGCCTTAGCTTCTTGCCACGTCATCATTCGGCCACCTCTTTTATAAATTTCGGATCAAAGTCGATGTTATCAATCCGAGCATAACGGACATTTTGAGCATGTTCCAATATCACGTCGATATCATTATACACCTCGCCCTTCTGAGCGTCAATGCCTACGACTTTTCCACCAACGATTTCATAGGACATGCTATGCCGCCCTCTTCTTTCGCCTATCGACCATCCGTAGGATAGATTGCCTCTTGCACCGTTGCCCTGTCTGACCAGCAGCCCTTTAAGTTCATCCATCTCTCGATACGATAGGACGGTATCCTTACGCTTCCCAAAGTCTTTATACTCTATACCGGGAAACCACGTCGAAATTTCGGATGTCTTATACCCATGAGATGCTTTCTTGGCTCTCACATCATATCCGCGCCTTCTAAGCTCGTAGGTCAGCGTGGATAGAACGCAATTTCGTTTTGTGTTGTCATTAAAGTTGAAATATCCCGGATTGACTCTTTCGGCATCTTCGCTACGGGACATTTTTCGGGTCTTCATCTTAAATCCTGTATCGGGATCAATATGACCATCGGACCTTTTTCGCTCCTTGTCAAACGACATCGTCTTCACAAAGGCCTGGCCTCTTTTTACGGTAATGCGTTCGACATCATTCTTTAATCCTGAAAGATTAAAAGAGCTCAGATGCCGTATGAAGTTATTTCCGATTCGCTTCAAATGGCTCCATCCGCTTTTCGAATGATCGCGTTCGCCTTTGGGTTTTCTGTATCGGTCTTCTCCGTCCGGAGTCAGGCTTCCGTCTTTATTTTGAAATCGCCGAACACCCCACCGCATACCCTTTATGCCATAATGATACAACGCAAGGTATCCGGTGTTGTAGAACGTCCCCTCCATTTACTCGAAATTCTCCTTGTTCAGTTTGTAAGCAATATAAGCATCCATAAGCGCCGATACGCTATCGATCTTTTGCTCGTTTCGGCGCTTGAGCAACTTCCGATTGCCATTGGTGTCTTCAATCGTGATACAGTTACCCATCGTAAAGCTCATAATCTGCTCATCAAACAACAGGAGCTTTTCTTCTGCGAGTTTCTTCAGCTCGCCGAGCGGTACGCTTTCAGTCTTTGCGCCCTGAATGACTTTTTCAATACAATAAGGGCCGTTTTCTCTTTCCCATCGATCGACAAATTCTCGTGCGTTGAAAGGGTCGAATCCGAAACTGCGCACGTCGTACTGATTGTCTTCGATGTGCTTTACGAGATCATCGTAAACCTCCATCATGTCGAGTACGGTTCCTTCGAGAACAATCAACGTTCCCTCTTGGATAAACTCTTCATACTTCTGCCGCATGGCCTTCTGGAGCTTGACCAGTGTAACCGATGTAATATAGCATCGTGTCTTTATTCCGTAAGACCCGTCGGACAGAGGAAACAAAAATGTGAACGCGCAGAAGTCGTCTCCTCGTGAAAGATCGGCTCCCATTGAGCAGACCATCTGCCAATAATCCCGTTTCCGCACGAGGGGTCTCGTCTCTTCATACGTGAAGAAATATGTATAGCCCTCCATCGGAATCCCGAATCTCTTGGCGAGAATATCGTTCCTCGTCGAAGGGTTCGCCTCCATGCGCTCCACATCGAGCTGATAGGTCTCATAGGTCACGGTCTTTCCGAGGTTCGGATTCGCCTTGATCCACATCGATGGATCACCGACTTCCGAAATATCGTCAAGCTTGTAGTACCATATCGACGTATGAGGACTTGGAACCTTACCTTTGAGTATGTTCATTAGTTCCATTTTGATTGTATCGCCGGCTCCATTTCGAACACAGCCTTCGCTGCTTGTCGAGATGATCAGATAGTTATCTATCTTCGCTGCGCCCTGTTCGATCGGGCCCACAACATCCTCTCGCGTATCGCCGGACAACCACTCGTCGATTGTTGCCACCTTGCATCTGAGGCCCTGAAGCTTGTCGGTATCCATGACACGTATCTCCATAAGCGAGTTTGTCATGAAATTCTCGATGCCCTTCTTGGTCGAGGCCAGTTTGGTTCGGTTCGCCTTCGGCCCCGTCGTGTTTTGCAGGCTACCCTCTGTCAAAAATTTGAACAGCGGCCCACGCGATCGCGTAATAGCAGTCCGAATAGGGGAAAGTGTCTCGTCGGCCTGACGCATTGTTGGAGCTACAACAATCTGGTGTGTCGTGCTCGTATCGACAGTCAGGAAATATGCCTGAAGACAAGCTGCATAGAGCGACTTTGCCGCCGATCGTCCGACGATCAGATACTGCTTGTTGATAAGTCTTTTCTTAATCGTCTTTTGGACATAGTGCCCGCCGCGATGATCCTTGCCGGGCTCGTATACGCTTCTCTCAATAAAATAATACCATCCAAGCACGTCCTCTGCCCAAAGCTTGAACGAATCGAGCAAATGAAGGTCGCTGCCGTCGGTCAGCGTCAATTCATCCTCACAGAATCGTATAAACCCCTCGACGGGATCGGGGTCGTAGTAGACAGCCGGGTTTGCGATCAGGTTGTCTATTCTATTCATCTGCATGGAGATTTCCTGACAAACCGGAATATCTCCGCGAAGTACGGCCTCTCTAAACTGGCCGTAGTATTTCGGGGTGGCCGTGTTTGAGAGAGCCATTTTGATTCACCTCTTCTTTTTCTTAGGGGTTCAATAGGTTACTTCTAAGAACGACTCGTCTGGCCTTACTCATCTCTTCAGCATATTTGTTCACCTTTTCGAGTTCGTCCTTATTCATTTTCTTAAGATCCTCAACCGTCAGCGAATCCAGATCGATTGGTTTATCTTTGGGTTTAGTGTTCTGGAACATCTTATTAGTCATCGCATCGATCGCCTTATTGCCAGCTTTCATAGCCGCATTTTCAAGAAGTTGAGCCACGATCTTTTTTATTCGGCTGTTCTTTTTCGGATTTGCTTTCAGAATATAAGTTCTGTATTCTTCTTCCAGCTTCAGTCGATCAACTTTGGCCTGAAGCTCTTTATCGCTCAAACTGGATATGTCGATCCTGTCTTTCTTTTTATTGCCTTCGGTCTTCTTTCCAGAATGATCAGAATAACCTTCCTGAGCGGCGCGCCGTTTCTTTCCAGCGGGGGTCCACGTTCCGTCCTTGTTCTGGAATCGGCGCACGCCCCATTTCTGACCTTTAATGCCCGTGTGAATTAGATACTCGTACACTTTATGATCCTGCACCTCCTTCCCGAATTACTCAGGGTCGCGCTGTACGTTCAGCCGCCATTCGCATTCCGCAGCAGCCTTGTTGTACGCCTCGACGACCACTGAGCTGCTCGGAGGGTCGAACATAAGGCGGGCTTTTATAAAAATATACGACTTGGCTGCTTCCAGATCGATTGCGTCCGATCCAAGAAAATCCTGCCAAGTCGCACCGTCATCTTCAATTCGAAATCCACTGCTTGGCCCTATGCCGATCTGTGTCAGCGCCATGATCGCCGTGTTGATGGCGACAATAATATCGGTATCGAATGCCTCGTAGCTTTCATCAAGGCCGAGCAGCTTCTTTATGGTCGTCAATATGCTCTCTTCCAAATTGTCATCGCCTCCATGGACACGTGTCGTTAGGGTGTCTTTCTATCGGCCCTTTGGGCAATAAGCTCTCGTCGCCATAATGTATGGCGTTGTGCGTCAAAGGAGACACGCATATCAAAAACTCAGGATCATAGATGAACTCACTGTCTTTTTCAGCATCCTCGATAGCAATCGGATTCATGTGGTGTATCACAATTTTTCCGGGAATCTCGTATCCTTCGACACCCATGTCCCGGCCTTCATCGCGAATTATCACCGTATTGCGCGCCTGCTTCCATCGCCTAGAGGAATACACGATCTGATTGAGATACCGATCGAATCCAAACGTGCTTTCACCAACCTGCCCCGACAATTTCAAATATCGAAATCGCTCTTCGTAGCTCTCAATCCTCGCCAGCTCTTTATAGCATCTAATAATCATCCGGATCACCCTCGTCTTCGATCTCGCCATTGCCATTGTAGCGCCGCATAGCGTTGATGGCATTGGAATACAGCTCCTTAATGTCCTCCGCCGACTCGATGGCGTTGGTCTTGGCCTTGAGCAGTTCGTTCTCTTTGATCAGTTTTTCTTTCTCAAGTCTTTCCCGCGTCGTCGCCAGCTTCAAAAAATGCACAAGCACCTGCGCAGACGCAGTTTTGTTGAGTATTTGCTCCTCAGCCAGATTAACAGCGGCTGCC